CTATGTATATCTGAAAGTACATAGGCAGCAGTAGTCCCATATTCTAATATTGAAGGAGTAACTGTCCGCAATTTCAAGAATCGGTAATAACACTCCACCGTACCATTGTAGTCATTTTGTTCAAATAGAATGCTAGTTTCATTAAGCAAATTATTGCCAAGTACTATGAGCGCATCACATTGTCGAATAAAGTCATATGCTTCATTTTCGGTAAAATACAATGACTCATCATATTTTCCTACATAATCAGAATTATATCGTTTTTCTTTATAAAAGTTCTTCTGATCTTCTAAAATATCACCTAGTGCTAATAATGTTATATATGATTCATTGGTCGCGTCGTATTCATAATATCTTGATTCGATTATTTTTGAATAAGAATATGGACCAATGGATTTGAGATACGAATCGCCGGCTGATACGTTGTATATACCTGTAGTTTCGTTGTACGTGTAATCCATTCCCTGTCCTGAACCGTCTCCAATACAATTGCATGCTATCAAGATCACACACACCGCAACTAAACTGATTTTTAGCAATGAAATTCCTCCAACGCGACCCGTAATCATCCATTAAATCATAAAAAGGTTTTGACCGCGGCCAGTGAATCACACTACGCCTCATATCCATACGATTTCCTGAACCTGTGGGCCGTTCTCTCAGCGTCTTCTTTCTGCATCTGATCCAGACGGGCTCCAGAGCCTACGGCGTGCCCCTTCACAAGTGAAGGCACGCCTTCGGCTCCTTCGCCCTTCCCCCCTTTGCTTTGTTTGCGAAAAAATAGTGTTCACGCGATAATCGGCTCAACATCTTCTGAAAACACTTCGCTGCTGCTGTCTTCCAGGCTAATTAAGACGCATCTGCAATTCGGGTGAAGTCCCGGACACATTACGCCACCAGAAAACATTTCATCGATAGGTACAACCTCATAATCCATAGCGACACATTCCGGGCAGCTTCTTTCATCGTTAGGACATCGCCACATCTTGTACTTGTGGCCAGCAGCCTTTGCCCGTACCACTATGCCCTCATTTTGGGCTCGAACGTACTCCGTCCTATAGATCTTGTCTAACCTTGCAGGCCCCTTATATTGATCCTCAAAAGCGGCTCTAAACGCATCCGGACCCTTGCCCCAATTCTCAACCATCTGGCCCTTAAGAATCTGGATGTCGGTCGTTGATAAAGTTTTCACTAATTCCATTCCATGCTCTAAAAAATATTTAATAGCTGCATCAGACCCTACTAAAGCCGGTGCTACCGTTCCAACTGTATCGCCAACAGTGCCCATCTCAAAAGCCCCTTGTATAGCGTCTTGCCACGCCTTTACCCACAACTTCCAATTAGCGTCTTTAATGCCTTTGCTAAATTTCGCTAGCACTAAAGGCCATATAGTCACAAGCCAATCCGGGTCTTCTTCCTGATCGTCTTCCAATACAATACTATCAATCAGGTCTTGTATTTCTTTAGGGATATCAGACATATCTATCCCGAATTATTTTTAAAATATCCGATATCCTTCAAGGTGCTAACAATATCCGGCATTAATGGGGCCTTTTCAATCCCGCCTTGCTTACTAGCATTACTTATTTCCTGTCCGTTCATAGGAACGGGTTTTGCCCATTGTTGTGGTGGCGGTGCTTCTCGCTTGATGCGTTCCATCTCTTCATCAGCTTCTTCTCGCGTGCAACCATCCAAGCGCATAATTGCAGACGACCTCGACGTTAGTCCAGAATTGGCTCTTGTCTGCTCGATCATGCTGTTTTCAAGGTCATCGCTAGGCAGTCCATCCTGCCAACTGATTATGCTAAGTTCCACAACAGTAGCATTCTTTATGCGGCCATTAACATCCAGAATGCTTGCAGCCTTTATTGCCCGTTTAAGAACTTGATCAAAACGAACCCTGATCCTATTACAATGCGAAATTGTCCTCAAAAGCAGTCGCCTTAAAGCACTACCAGAAGCAACCGCTCCCCCACTAAAATCTCCAATCGCTGCCGGATTCAAATCCGTCACAGCATAAATCATACTAACAAGTCTGTCCATTTCTTGGAAGCTACTATCCAGTTTCCCATCCCAAGTAATGTATTCGGGCTTATCCTCGTCCTTATTGACCGCGAAGAACCTGCCGTTTATGCGCATCGTTTCTTCGCCCGTTTCCATATCGGTAGTGAGCATAGATGAAGGCCCTGTCATCGCGGGCCTTGAATGAATATCAAGAATAGAAGATACTTTTATAATACGTGTTTCAAGTTCCTTAACAAGGTTTTCAATGCTATCATAGTCGCTTATGCCATAAACGTCATTGCGCTTCTTGATATTAGACACTACAAAAACAAGGGGGTAAGGCACTCCCGTCTCAATATGCTTAGGCACATTAATATATTTACTACTTATATTTAATTCGACTTCATGATCTATCTCATCGCCATTCATCCAATAAAGATGATTATCGATAGCGCCAGCAGTGTGTACTTCAGTCCTAAGCAAGCTGGCCACACTGCTACCAACCATCTCTTTAAACTTCCAGGCCAATACATGACAACTGTATTCATTAACATTGTCAGGATTGACTACCGGGAACCAGATACTTGGATCCACATTTTCTATAATACTGCCGGGTTCTGATCCTGTCCCAACAAACCGGACCTTCAGAATAGCATTACCAAACTGAATAAAATTATTACAAGCATTATAAAGCACAACACTCAGATCACTTCTATTAACAATGCCGTCCAATTCAGTTTGTCCTACCGGATTCATAAGGCGTGGCGGCTCTCCTACCACCATATCACTATAAACGCTAGTAACCACCTTAAACCAGTTCATCGGTAGCTTCTTGCCATTGTATATCCTCGCAAAGAAAGTACTAACCACATCAATATTATCCTCGATATCCGCAAGGTCCCATAAGTCGCCCCAGACCGCTTCATGTCGTCCCTCATATAGCAAATTATATTTATCATAAGATAATAATCTGCCTTTTTCATCTTCTGGCGGAAAATGACTTCTTGGCATCAGCCAATTCATATCAATAAGCATAAAAACTCCATAAACATTATATAAACATTATATAAACATTAATACTATTTTAAACGCGTATACTATTAACAGCATATCTAAGTGCATCCACAACATGGTCATCGATCTTTTGGGGCTTGTCTTCGCCCCTGTCAGCAGCAGATTGATCCCAAGCATAAGTTTCCATTTCGCTAACAAGCACCGGACATTTCTCACTATTTATAATAAGATCGCCATTGCCAATCATAGATGCTATTTTCCTGATACCGCCCAACACATCATTATCAGCAGCCCGTGCCTTATGCAATCCATCTCGCTGCAATTGCAAAATAAAGGAAGCCGCACTCGGATCTACTTCTATCGTGCTGGCATACATCTTGCTGGTATTGTCCCCATAAGTAATACCGGGCTGTCCCGAACTATACCCCCACTGCTCAGACGCAAACTTAGCCATGTCCTTACTATAATCAGCATCCGTTTTTTGGGCATGCTCCACCACGCTATCCCAATAGTATTCGCGTGCTACATACCATGTGGGTTTTGCCCTACCAGGCACCAGATACTTCTCCAGGGCCACAAAAGCACATGCATTATGCGTGCCATAATCCGCTCCGATCCGCAATTCCTTGGGCCTCAATGTAGCCGGTGGCACCTCACAATGCATACCCCTAGCAAACAGTCCGAAAACCCTGCCCTCTGCCGCTACCCAATTGCCCAAAATAAACCTATCATAAAAGACAGTCCCTTTAGGATATTCCTTTTCAAGGTCTCTCTTGTATTCCAGGGGCAGGTACGGATTATCATCCAGCGTGAACTTCCAGACCTTAATATTAAGTTCATCCTGCCGGGCTATCCAATTCCTATAAATGTAATTGCGGGGTGTCTCAGGATTACAGGTAAGGTACAGGCAAGCGCCTTTATCGCTTAACCTGCTCAACAGCATATTAGTAAAGTTCTCCGGGATAGTAGTGCCTTCATCGACATATGCCCTTAACAATGACTCGCCCTCAATCTTCTTGTAAGAACTCGTATTGTCAGCGCCTTCAATCCAGACCGTCCTACCAAATATTTCGCATTCTTTTTTGCCAGCCCTCAACTCAAAGTTCTTCTCGCCCACTAAATCCTTAATAGGCGTAAGCACATTGCGGTACAGACTGGTACCAGTATTACCAACAAACAATATATTACCAGTCGGCAATGTCAAAATATCCTTAAGGATTTTTATATTAACCGACCAAGTCTTAGTACTTCTAACAGACCCATACAGCAAATTAATTCTAGCAGGCTCTTCTAAAATGAAGTCCCGCTGTTTGCCAACAGGCAGCTCTAGCTCGCCCATTACTTCTCGCCCAGCTTCTCAAATAACTTCACTAAAGCGGCCTTAGCACTGTCATCTGTTCTGCCTTGCTCGATCTGAAACTTATCAATAAGGATTCCAACGCTAACGCAAAGGTCCCGAATTTCATTTGTCTTTTCGCTCTTTTCAATCAATCCAGCGACCTTCACCATAATATTTGCAAGTAGTTCCTGCCTACCCTCGCTTTTAAGGTACTGCCGCCAAATCTCCAGACCTGCCGCCACATTCCCATCAACTACTATAGCATCCTGGTCGATCTTCTTTCTAATTTCGTCAGACAGCTTATCCCGATTCCTTTTAGCCGCATTCACTACGCTATCCCGATGCTTTCCAACCAAATGGCTGACCTCACCCGGATTCTTGCCACTAAGTAACAGCCTAACGATTTCTTCATCCTTACTAGTATCAGTCATTTTTTTAATCCCATTAAAATACTTTTCAACCAAAAAAGTAATCAAAGTAAATGAAAAGTAAATAATTATTATAATACATATTCAATATAAGTAACCATTATTCACTTTTACGATTCAAATCTAT